AAGATTAAGCCGTGGTCGTTTTGTTTTGCCATGTGGCAGCTCCTTTAGTTTGCCGCCTGCACGGTGTCGCAGGCGAATGAAATGGGGTAAAAAGCAAAGCCGTCGTTGTATTCGATGGATGGCGAGGCGATGCGGCGGAAAGGGGTAACGGCATATTCGTCGCCCGCATCCCAGCCTGAAAACGCCCGTTGGATTGCCGTCAGGGTCTCGCCGACCTCGTACAGCGTGGATTTGCCGTTGGCGGTATAGCTGCGTGCCAACACAAAGGTAAAGTGCAGCGTCGATTTGAGGTATTTGCCGTTTTTCGCCTCGTCGGCAAAGGTCGAGCCGCCGTAAACGACATAGACCGCGCCGTCCAGCGGGGCGGCTTTGCGCTTCGCCGTGCCTTGGGCGAGCAGCTCGGCAAGTTCGCCGATCTCCTTGACCGCCTTGATACCTTTGACGGTTTTCAGACGACCTAGGATTTCGGGATAGACCGCCAATAAGTTTTCATGCTGTTTTAAAGCCATATCAGACAATCAATCCTTCCAGCCAATCGGACATCAATTCGTCAATGTCCTGATAATCTTGCGAAGACAAGCCCAAAAACGGACGCGCCGGCATGGTTTTCGTGCCTGCCTGCACATAAACCGAGTAGCCCATGATTGAGCCGGTAATCACGCTTTTTGCCGATGCCTCGTGCGTAATGCTTGCCAAGAGGTTGCCGTGGTCCACCAAAATCCCGCCGCGTCCGTTTTTGGCTTGTGCCGTAGCGGGGGATACGTCCGCCCAGCGTTTACCGTCGGGCGCAGTTTTGGTTTCGGCGATACGGCGGCGGGTCGAGGATTCGAGGATGCCGCCGACGGCGCGTAAAGGCTCTTCAAGGCTGCCCGTCAATTTGCCCGACAGGCGGCTCAGGCTTTGAGCGATACGCGATAAATCGTGTGATACCGCAATCCGCATC